TGTGCCTCGTGTGCAAGGAAGCCATCGACTGTTGTGTCGGCGTCTGCGATGAAGTTGAAACGCTTCGGCGCAAGCTGCTTCACACGAGCAATCGCACCGGTCATGTCAGCTACGTTTTCTTTGAGGCGGTGGTCTGACGATGTGTTGTATGAGGTGCTGCTGCCGCTTGTAACAATCGTGCCAACAGTGCCGTTTGTATTAGCGAAAAGCATCGCATCAGAACCGTTTGCCGAGCTTATGTTTTTTACAACAATCCCACGCCGAGTGTCAGGATAACTCAGACCAATTCTTTCCACCGCAATAGCAGAAGTTTGACCTACAAATAGTTGGCCATCGCTGGTGATGCGAACCTTTTCATCAGCAACATCAACGACGTTGCTTATGTCGGTATTGTCTTTGATATTGAATGTGATGTTTCCAGATCCGCCACTAGCACCACCGCCAACAAACGCAATGGCTCCACCTACGCCAGTGGCGTTCACGTCTGCACGATTGTGGAAACCGATTGTGGAGATGCTATCATTGGAAGCATACGAATTGTTGACCTGCACCCCAAAATCAAAGGCTGATGTGCTAGTCGATGACGTTTGAGTTGTCAGATGGCTGTTAGGCGAACTCGTCCCAATGCCCACGTTGCCCGACGCAACAATCAGGTCGCCTGTCCCATCCGGGTCGAGGGTGATGTCACCGTTGGTGGAGACGCTGCTGATTTTGTCTGTCTTTACTTCACTCATGCGAGGTCTCCAAATGTAGCCACAGAATTATGAGTCCAATCTACCTGTGCATCTGTGTCTGAACGAACCGTGTTGGTATCCATAATGCTTGTAGTATTTGAACCTCTAGAACCCATCAATGCCGCAGTACGACTAGAAGTAGCACCATCGCCAATGCAAGAACCTATAAGCGCAAAATCTGCATCTGACATAGCACTGACCATAGATATCCTAAACTGACCCGTGCCATTGTCCGTAATTGTGCTGGTATTAAAACTTTTACGAGCAGTAGCAGTGCCAGTTCCATTAAAATTGATAAAGGCTTTCGCTGCTGCTTGACTGGTCAGCGTAGCCGCACCGCCGCTGGTGCTTTGGATGGTATCTGCCTTCAACGTACTCATAGCGTCACCAATGTCCCGCCGCTTTCAACGGTCAGGGTCACGCCACTGTCTACAGTGAACGGCCCAGTTACGTTAGCGTTCTCAGTTGCAAGGATGGTTGTGTCGGCAGTCAGGTTCTGTGCATTGGTACGGAACAAGCCACCACCCTTGAAGTTACCCTTGTTCTCAGCAGGAGGTGTGATTGAACCGGCAGTGAGGTCAAGGAAGTTTACGAAGATGTTGCTCGTGCCGCTAGATGGTGCGGCAGTGAATGTCAGGGTAGTGCCATCAGGGATTGTGTACGCAGATGCCGCATCCTGAATGACACCATCCACAGACACCAACACCGACTGTTTGTCAGCAACGGTACGGTTCAGGGTAAACGTAGTCGTAGACCCGTCACCGTTAAACTGCTGGACAGCCGGTGTGGAAAGATATGCGATAGCAGGTGCGTTACCCTGATAGGATGCCATTACCTACTCCCCTTACGTAATATCAAGATGGCTAAGAACCACGTCAGCAGACGAGGCAGTGTCGGACTTGACTTTGATTACATCACCCGGCTCAAGAACAACTTTCTGGTCGCCACCAACCACGACAAGCGAACCACCTACAGGTACAGGTGCTGCTTTCACGAGGTATACTGCGTCCTCTGCACCACTGGTACGTCCACTTGCATCAAGCTGTACATCTACAGTAATCTGAGATGTTACAATGTTTGAGATGGAAAGACCAATGATTGTTGTTTCTGTAGAAGCCGGACAAGTAAATACAGTAGTAAGTGATGTACCTACCCCTGTGTCCGTTTCACTTAGAAAAGCGTTTGCCATTTCTTACTCCAATTATGTGTATAATTATACCATACTTATACTTGTTTGTCAAGCATTATTTAGCCAAGTGCGATTGCCATTGCAATACCGCCGTCACCTGATTCAGGTAAATTAGTTAAGTTAGAACCATCACCTGAAAATGCTGTTGCTGTTGCTGTACCAGTAATATTAATACCTGTAGAGGTTGTCTCTAGCTTCACGCCATTTGTTGCGTCAGGGTGATGTAGCCTAGTATAGAATCCATCTATACCGACCATATAATTTGTTCCATCACTGGCCTCGGCAACAAAATTTGTTCCCCTTAAATAGAGACTGCCAGTTCCTTGGTCTTCAATGATGGAGTCAGTTCCATTGTGATAAATTTTTAAATCGTCGCCAGCACCAAACTGCGCTTTGGCGTTATCAGCAAAGTTGATGTTGCCAGTAACATCATCGCCAGTTACAGCTACGAAATCAGTCGATGCCGACGTTGCAGCCGTGCCAAGTCCAAGTGTGGTACGGGCCGCTGAAGCATCAGCGTCGTCAACCAGACTCCGACCAAATGCCGTAAAGTCGGTGACTGCGTATGTATCGCTACCCGTAGTATAAATAACTTTATCGGCTGCGGTAGTGAGACCAGCAATGGAAGTAAGGCCAGCGTCATACGCTTGTACAGTAGAACCGATTGCATTCGTAATCCTTGCATCTGCACGAGTGTTTGTATAGTACAGATTAGTTGTGCCTTCCGACAAGTCATCAGTGTCGTTGTTGGAAAGGTCATCTTCTGTCGCTGCAATAGTCAGTGTGTTTGCAGTGTCATCATACGTAAGCGTTACATTTGACCCTGCAGTAAGAAGACCATTTACTCTGTCATCTACACGTTCATTAGTAAAGTACAGATTAGTTGTACCTTCACTAACATCGTCAGTATCGCCAGACAGTTCAGACAGTGCGTCTTTTGTGGCTACCTGTGCATCTACGTAGGCTTTAATTGACTGTTGAGTTGCAAGATGAGATGCACTGTCGGAAGACATGTTATCTTCATCTTTAATGGAAGTTCCACTTATTGTACCGTTTAGTACAGCACTTGTCAAGGTTTTATTTGTCAGCGTATCTGTCGTAGCACGGCCTACAAGCGTGTCTGTGCTAGTCGGCAGGGTAACAGTACCCGTGTTGCTGATGGTGCTGATTACAGGGGCTGTAAGCGTCTTGTTGGTAAGCGTCTGCGTACCAGTCAGTGTAGCTACGGTGCTATCAATATCAACAGTAAGAGTATTGCCTGAACCAGTAGTATCAATGCCTGTGCCGCCAGCAATCGTGAAAGTCTCGCTGTCAAGGTCGATAGACAATGCTCCACCTGAGTCTCCGGTGAAGTCGAGGTCTTGTGCCGTAACTTGTGAGTCCACATATGTTTTAATTGCCTTTGCTGATGCAAGGGTGTCATCCGAAGCAGAGACAGAACTAATGTCTGTATCAATAGATGTGATAGCCGTACCAGAAGTAATTGTCAGACTGTCGATCGTGGCAGCATCTGCATCAATCGTGTCGATGTTTGCAGTGCCGTCAAGATAAAGGTCTTTGAACTCTTTTGTTGTAGAACCAAGGTCGATGTCATTATCTGTGGTCGGCTCAATAACGCCATCCTTGATAATAAACTGCTCAGTTGAAGTACCTGATACATCAATGCTTACTTCAACTTGATTATTGGTGTCGTCAACAACAACTTTGTTCTTCGGGGTTGCTACACCGGGGTCGCCAATCAGTCCAATGACCGGGCCTTCGGCTGCAGTACCATCGTGTTTGTGACCTGTTGTATTACTAAATACGTTTACAATCTGGTCAAATTCGTCGTTACTGTCGGCAGCATTGATAATGTCACCATCAGTATAGGTTGACTGTCTAGTATAACCTGCCATTAGCGTCTTGCTCCTGCATCAAATTCCAACTGAAAGCCTTTCAGCGAATATGGGGCTGATGTACCCCTGTCGTTAACTCGTAGTGCTACAGCAAAGCCTGAACCCTCAATAGGCTGTCGTACCAACGGGTTTGTCTGACCACCATACGTTGCTGTACCGTATGCCGATGTTCCGTACACAGCGACCACTGTAGCTGTATCAAACGGGTATGCTGCTGGCCGTGCTGCGTCAGGTGACTCGTAGTCGTACCGTACAAACAAGTCTGCGTTCACTGCAGCTTCCGGTGCGTAGTTGATAATCACACGCTGGAAGTTCTTGCGGATACCTGCGTCACCCATCGACAAGTCAGGTGAACGATACTTGCCAGTAATGACGGTGCCGTCAAAGTCGTTGCCACTTTCCTGACGATACACGTAGCCGTCATACTCGCCGTGCAATACGATGCTTTCACC